GGCTCTGCGCCCTTGCCGACTGGTCGCTCAGTGGGGGCGAAGGCTACTGCGCGGCCTGCAGAACAGCCTGTCCCGACTGCCCCGCACGGCTGAACCGGCCGCTGACGCTCGAAGGTGCGCAGATCTGGGACCTGGCGCAGCGCCTTGGGGGGCGGATGCGCGTCCTCCCCGGCGCGGTGATCGGCTGGGACATGGGCGCGGCGCTGGCCTTGGGCGCGGCCCTCGGCATCTCGCCTCTCGCCATCGCCGAACTGCTGCCCGCCCTCGAGGCGGTGATGGTCCGCCGCGCGAACGAACAGATCGCGGCCAACCGCGACTGACCGAATTCGAACCGGAGCCCCGATCCCATGGCCGAGAAACGCGTCTCCGTCCGGCTCGCTGCTGTGGGCGGCCGCCAGGTGCGCGCCGAACTGGAGGGGGTCGGAGATGCCGGTGCCCGTGGCCTCGGCCGCCTGTCGCGAGAGATGGAACTGGCCAACACCCGGCTGGCCGCTTTCGCACGCCGCGCAGGTCTCGCCCTCGGGGCAGCCGCTGCCGCCGCGACAGCCTCGCTCGGGCTGATCGTCCGCTCCACGGCCGAGAGTGCCGTCCAGATCCGGCAGTTCGCGCAGGTCGCCAATGCCACGCCCGAGGCCCTGCAGCGCTGGTCGGCCGGGGCGCGCACCGTTGGCATCGAACAGGAGAAACTGGCCGACATCCTCAAGGACGTGAACGACCGGGTCGGGGATTTCCTCCAGACCGGCGGCGGGCCGATGGCGGATTTCTTCGAGAACGTCGCCCCTCGTGTCGGTGTTACCGCCGACCAGTTCGCGCGGCTGTCAGGCCCGGAGGCGCTGCAGCTCTACGTCGACACATTGGAACGGGCGGGACTGAACCAGCAGGAAATGACCTTCTATCTCGAGGCCATGGCCTCGGATGCGACGCGGTTGATCCCCCTCCTGCGCAACGGCGGGGCGGAAATGGCCCGGCTGGGCGACCAGGCCTCGGACCTTGGCGCGGTGCTGGACAGTGACGCACTCGAAGCCCTGCGCCGCACGCAGCTGGCGCTGGGCACGGTATCCCTCGTGTTCGACGGCCTACGCAACCGGATCTCCGTGGCCGTGGCCCCGACCATCGAGGCGCTGGCCAATGCCTTCGTGGCGCTGGCCTCCGATGGCGGGATCCTGCGGTCTGCCATCGATGCGCTGATCGGCAACCTTGGAAGGCTGGCGTCCTATGCGGCCACTTTCGCGGCCGTCATGGCCGGGCGCTGGGTCGCGGGTCTCGCCGCCGCGGCCCTGTCGGTGCGCGGCCTCGCCACCGCGCTGGTATTCCTGCGCGGTGCCCTCATCCGCACTGGGATCGGCGCCCTGATCGTCGGCGCGGGCGAGCTGGTCTACCAGTTCTCGCAGCTGGTGGCCCGGGTCGGTGGTGTGGGCGAGGCGTTTCGCTTGCTCGGCGATCTCGCCCGCGAGGTCTGGTCGCGCATCGGCCTGTCGCTGGACGCGGGCCTCGCGCGGATGGCGGCCGGATGGGAGGGCCTGAAGGCGGCCGGTCTCTCGGCGCTGGAAGGCACCATCGCAGGCGTCGTCAGCTTCGGCGACCGGACGGCGGCCATTTTCCAGGGAGCCTATGACGCAGCCGTGGCGATCTGGGGCAGTCTGCCGGGCGCCATCGGCGACTTCGCCTTCCAGGCCGCGAACGGCCTGATCTCCGGCGTCGAAGCGATGCTGAACGGCGTCGTCACCCGCATCAACAGCTTCATCGAGACCCTGAACGCGGCGCTTGCGTTGCTGCCGGAATGGGCCACGGGCGAGGGCGGGGTGCGGATCGGCATCCTCGACCCAGTGGAACTCGGTCGCATTGGCAATCCCTTCGAGGGGGCCGCGACTGCTGCCGGTGCAGCTGCCGCGGACGCCTTCTCGGCCGCGCTGTCGCGGACCTACCTCGAACCGCCTGACCTCGGCCTCGGGGCCATGGCCGACGACGCCCGCGCTCGGGCCGACGGCTATCGCGAGGCGGCGGGGATGCTGGCTGACGCTGCCGGTCGGCCGCTCGCCAGCTGGCAGGCGCTGAAGGATGCCGTAACTGGCACAGGAACAGATGCTGAGACCGCACTCGCCGATGCGGCCGCTTCTGCCGATGCCCTCACGGCCGGGCTTAATGACACCGCCACGGCCGCTGACGGTGCGGGGGGTGCCGCGCAAAAGGCCGGGGCCGCGGCGGCGGAAGGCGCGGATACGGCTCTCACCGGCTGGCAAGCCGTCACCGCCGCGCTCGCCGACTGTGCCGCCAAGGCGCGCGACATCGGTGGAGATATCGGCAGCGCGCTGGTCGGGGCCTTCCAGAGCGCCGAGAACGCCATCGGCGACTTCGTGAAGACGGGCAAGCTCGACTTTCGCGATCTGGTCACCTCGATGATCGCCGATCTCGCCAAGCTCGCAGCCCGGCGCTTCATCCTCGGCCCCATCGCCAATGCCCTCTCCGGCGCGCTGGGCGGAGCGGGCGGCTTCTTCGCCAACATCCTGCACACGGGCGGCATGGTCGGCGCCCCCGGTCCTGGACGCATGGTCCCGGCCCTGGCCTTCGCGGGCGCACCGCGCATGCACAATGGGGGCTGGGCCGGGCTGCGCCCCGACGAGGTGCCCGCGATCCTGCAACGCGGGGAACGGGTCCTCTCTCGCCGTGAGGCCGCGGGCTACGGTCAAGCCGGTTCCTCGACCGTCAATGTCACGATCAACGCCCGCGACGCCGAGAGCTTCCGGCAGTCCCGGACGCAGGTCGCCAGTGACATCGCCCGGGCCGTGTCGCTGGGCCGGCGGGGGATGTGAGTGCGACCCCGCAAGTGGGAACCGGTTGCGGGGGCCAGAGCACGAACTATGGAGAGACTTGATGGCATTTCACGAGGTCCGGTTTCCGGACAACATCAGCCGCGGGGCGCGCGGCGGCCCGGAGCGCCGCACCCAGATCGTCGAACTGACGAGCGGGGCTGAGGAGCGCAACGCAAACTGGGCCAACAGCCGCCGCCGCTATGATGTCGCCTATGGCATTCGCCGCGCCGACGATCTGGCGGCCGTCGTCGCCTTCTTCGAGGCTCGAAATGGCCGCCTCCACGGTTTCCGCTTTAAGGACTGGGCCGACTTCAAGTCCTGCCTGCCATCGCAAACGCCGGGGCCAAATGATCAACCCATCGGCACTGGCAACGGGTCGGCCACGCAATTCCAGCTCGCCAAGCGCTACACCTCCGGCGCGCAGTCCTGGAGCCGCACCATCACCAAGCCCGTCGCCGGGATCGTCAGCATCGCCCTGAATGGCGCGACGCAAGCCTCCGGTTGGTCGGTTTCCACCGCGACAGGCTTGGTGACCTTCACCACCGTCCCGGCCGCGGGTATCGCCATCACCGCAGGCTTCGAATTCGACGTCCCCGTCCGCTTCGACACCGACTCGCTCGACGTCACCCTCGATCTCGAACGCCTCGGGTCGATCACCTCGATCCCTCTCATTGAACTCCGCCTCTGAAGGACCGATCCCATGTCGGAACCCACGACCGTGCGCATGGGCGCACTGGCCGCCTACCTGAGCCTTGCCCTCGCGCTGTCCGCGCAGGGTGGGGCCGCGATCTGGTGGGCCGGCACGCAGAACACCCGCCTGACCTCGCTCGAGGCGCGGGTGGCCGAACTTCTCTCTGCCTCGCCGCTCTACCACCGCCAGATCGTCGAGGCCGATCGCCGCATCGCCTTCATCGACGAGCGGATCGCCAACATCCTCGCCCGGATCGAGGCGCTGACCGCCGCGCTCGAGCGCCGCCACGACGCCCCCTGATCACTCCAAAGGACCACCGTCATGCAGACCACCGACCGGGGGCTTCTCGCCCTGATCCGGCACGAAGGCGTCGTGCCCGGACCCTATCTGGATGTGAAGGACATCTGGACCTTCGGCATCGGCCACACCGCCGCCGCTGGTCCGCCCGATCCGGCGCGGATGCCACGCGGGATGCTTGCCGATCTTGAGGCCGGGATCCGCGAGGCGTTCCAGCTCTTCCGCACCGATCTCGCCGCCTACGAGGCCGAGGTGCTGCGCGCGGTGAAGGTGCGGCTTGAACCCCACGAGTTCGATGCGCTGGTCAGCTTCCACTACAACACCGGCGGCATCGCCAAGGCCGCGCTGACGCGCCACCTGAACGCTGGCAACCGCGCGGCGGCCGCAGCTGCGTTCATGGGCTGGCTCCGGCCCGCCGCCATCCGGTCCCGCCGCGAGGCCGAACGCGATCTCTTCGCCGAGGGCCGCTATCCGACCGGCACGATCCCAGTGTGGTCGGTCGACCGCAATGGCCGGGTCGATTTCTCACGTCCGATCCGTCGGCTCAGCGAGGCCGAGGCGCTGGCCTTACTGCGCCCGGTGATCACGCCGCCATCCACCCAACTCGCCTCCACGCTCAGCTGGTGGCAGCGGCTCGCCAGCTTCTTCACCGGAAAGGAAACGACATGAACTGGAGCCTCGCACGCGGCCTCGTCTATCTCGCCTGCCTTGTCGCCTCCGGCCTCGCCATGGCGGGGCTGGCGGATTTCGACCTGGCGACGGGAACCTTTGACCTCAGGCCCTTCAACCTCTACGCCCTGACCGGAGCGGCGGGCGGGGTTGTATCCTCGGCGCTGGCCTCGATCGCGCTCTGGCGCGGCTGGGGGCGGAAATGAAGTCCCTCCCGCCTGCGCTACAGACCCATCTCGACGAGGGCACGACGACGCTCGCTTGGTTCTGGCGCATCACCCGGGCCGATGGCGTGACCTTCGGCTTCACCGACCACGACCGGACCCTGTCCTTCGACGGCACCGAATTCGAACCGGAAAGCGGGCTGACGGCGTCCAAGGTGCGTTCTGGGTCTGACCTCTCGGTCGATGCGCAGGATGCGCAAGGCGTGCTCTCCTCCGACCGCATCACCGAGACCGACATCCTCGACGGTCGCTGGGACAATGCGGCGGTCGAGGTCTGGCGCGTGGACTGGGCAA